GTTTTCGCCTGTGTTCTAGATATATTAGCCATGTCTGCTACTATCTGATGGAAATCTACAGCATTATTTTGAAACTTATTTACAATATCTACAACTTCTTCATCACCTTTAAATTTAGTAGCCGCGTAATGCACAACGAGTCTTGGTTCTTGTTGTGAATAATCAAAACAACCCCATTTATGATTGTGCTCTGGTATAAATAAAGATCTAATCATAGGCCCTAGCTGCTTGTTCCTCGCTGGGATCTGCTGGAGATTAGGATTAGAATAAGAAAATCTACCTGTTACTGTGCCCCCACTATCTCCTCTTATAGGATTTATATCTGCGTGTATCCTACCTTTGTATTGATACTTAATAATAGTATCAATAAATGTGGTATGAGCCTTGTTTATTTCTCTAGCTTTTGCTATTCTTTGAACAATAGGATGTTCATGTTCTTGTAGAAAATTTTTAGTAAAGGAGGGAGCCTCTGTCTTTTCGGTTACCTTATAGTCTAACTTTAATTTGTCAAAAACTTTGGCAATGCTTCTTGCTGCCCATATTTGAGGCTCTATGCCTGTTTCTTTTTTTACTTCTAACAATAACTTTTCTTCTTGGGATGCTAGCTGTTGCTTTAATCCATGAGCAGCTTCAACGTCTACGCGAACTCCTTTAAATTTCATATCTATTAGGCAAGGAAACAATTGAGTTTCTAGGTCAAACACTTTTGTTAAATCTTGAGATTTAATATCTTTAGATAATCTTTTAAATAAAGCTAAAGTTAATTCTGCATCTTTCTCTGCATAAGATCCAACATACATTGCTGGTAATTTCCATAACTCTGCTTTAGCATCAATGCCTGCTTTATCTGCTGCAGTCTTTAGTGCAGTTTCATCCTTCACTTGTCCAAGATAATCTATTGATAAACTATTTAAAGAATACCAAAATCTATTTTCGTCTATGAGTGAAGCCATAACCATTGTGTCAACAATGTGGCCATTTATTTTTACACCATATGCTCTTAGCCAACAAACATCGTACATTGCATTATGAAATAATTTAACACAAGGTAAAGCACACACTTCTTTAATCCAATCCATAACAACAGACTCATCAAAAAAATTTCCTTCCTTGTGTCCGAAAGAATAATATCCAGACCATCCTTCAACAGCTACTGCTATTCCTACAATCTCCCCTTCACCTATTAATGCACCAGATCCTTTTGATTTTAATCCTGGATCTCTAGTCTCTAAGTCAATCGCAATGTACTTGTGATTTTTTAGGTCAGGAAAAGTTTCTGGACTTATCCATTCAGTTTGTGCTTCAAACATTAAGTATAATCTCTCTCTATAATCATTTCTAAGTAGTGGATAGCTTTCTTAATATCCTCTTCCTTTCCTTTCGAAGAATGTCTGCATATATATTTTATAGCATTGCCTTCCGCAAAAAGCAATTTATTCTCGTTTATAAACTCTGCGGGCTGAATCTTCATGGATCGATAATGTTTTCCACCAACCTGCTTTTCTAAAGAATCATATGCGACTCCTTTAAACATATCTTTATTTGTCATATTATTGGTTCTCCTATTGTGTAGTAATAATCTGATCTTGGCTGCATTATATATAAATTTTGTTTTGTTCTAGTTACACCAACATAAAACAATCTATGTTCTGCATCTGGGTTTTCATAAGCACTTCTATATATAAATTCATCTTGTCCTTCTTCAGCACCATAGTCAGTAAACAAGCAAACGTTTTCACACTCTTTACCTTTCGATCCATGCAACGTCATTAATTGTATTCTTGATTTATTCATTAAGTTGTCACCTCTTTCTAATAATGTTTGCATGTAGTCTTTAGTATCGTCTGGAAAATGTAATTGTCTCCAGTCACCTTCTATAAGTAAACCGTGTTCTTTTTTTAATTGTTCTAAATCTACACTTGTTTCTCGTAACACGCTTTTACCATCAGAGTATCCTCTTGCTACATGTCCTTTTTTATAAAGTAAATAATCATAAACCCTCTTTGCTTCATCTGGAGAAACAGATGCTCCTTGGTTTAATCTAGTCCATATTTGATATGCTTGAAGTATTGAGTTAGGTAAGTATTTATTTGTTTTACCTGTAAATCTTACACCTAAAAAATAAAAATGTTCTGATATACTATTTAATAATTTATTAGTTCTAGCTAACACCATCCATTCACCTTTTGAAAAATCTATTTCATCTAATGTATGATTTGGATAAACAGCCCCTTCAGCATCTCTTGGAATCCACTTCTTATCTATACGAGTGCTAAGTTGATCTAATATCTTTACTGCCTCTCTATGAACAGCTCTTGGAACTCTACGAGATATTTCTTGATCGTCTCTTTCGCCCTCTTGCTCCATAAAACAATTAGGATCTGCACCTTGAAACCCATAGATTGTCTGATCATCATCGCCAGCCATGTAACCTCTTTTACATTTTGATTTAATGTAATCAAAACATTTCCACTGATGCGGACTTAGATCTTGGGCTTCATCGAGGAAGATGACATCGAGTGGAGGACATCTATCTTCCTCGACAAACTTGTTAATCATATCATAGAACTCAACCATATTAGTCCCATCTTTAAATGATTTTAAATCTGCTTGTAATTGAAGAGTTGTATCTATATCAACTTGATGATGCTTTTGTAATTGTACTGCAGCATCCTCTATAGAAACCAACTTGGATCTTGCATATTGTATTATCTGTAAGTGAACATCTTGATACTTAGGATTACCTGCAGCATCCACTATTGTTTCAAAAGATGTATTTATCCACTCACGATATTCTTGTTTAAATCTATTCCATTTTTTACCTGTGAGTAATTGAGTGTTAGCATCTATATTAGATTCTCTTGTGCCCATAGCATGCATGGTTGATATATATTTAAGTTTACTTTCAGGAAACAAATCCATAATTCTTTCTGCAGCTTCTTCAGCTGCTGTGTTACTAAACGTAATATATATTATCTTTTCTGGGTCAGTATTGTATTCATTTAATTCTTTTTTTAAATAGTAATTTACTAATCTGTAAGTCTTACCAGTTCCTGGAGGGCCCATTATTTTTTTTATTATAGCCATGGTGATTTCTCTACTTTCGTTGTTCTTGGGTTAGGTCTTTCTAGTTTAATTGTGGGCATTCTTAATAGCCTCACTGTTTTTGTTACAACCTTGGGAGATACCTCCTCTGCTTCAAACAAAGATTGTAGTAATCTCATTGTTTTTTGTTTAGGATAAGTTTTGTCTGCCCAAGATTTTGTTTTTAATAAAAACTTCCAAAAGTCTTTAAATTTAAAATAAGTAAAACCATCTGTGTCTGTATAAGCAATACCTCTCATAACATCTTTTAATTCTTTACCTGGTGTTTTATTTATATAATCAGCTAATATTTCTTTTAATTGCACATCTAATTTAGATGAAGCTGGAGCAGGTATAGTTTCTAAATTTGAAAAAAGTTTTATAAGTAATCTTCTCCACATATGTTTTGGTACAGGCATCATTGGTTTACCTATTTGATTCATACAAGCTAATGAAAACTTTTCTGGATCATGTAACGTAGCATCATCTACCTCTACACTTTCACCATCAATAGATGCAAAATATATAGGTGGATCAGAATCATATTTTCTAATTTCTGCAATCTCAGGTGCAGGCACATCATCGCCAACACCAAACTTTTGAAGTGCACATTTTTTAGAATCACAAAAACTATGTATTGGTTCATCCTTACATTTGTAATGATAGTCTTTACTATCTACGGATTCTATTAAAGTATTTACCTCTGTAACATCTAAAGGTGGTCGCATATATTCTTTGTTGTAAGTAAACATGTGTCCTTGCCACTCTTCTTTATCCGGATATCTTTTTTTCAAATAAACACCTACATTATACATACAGTTATTTCGTTGGCCATCTGGTACACCATCGTTTAGTAACGTTACTAAACAAGGAGGCATTCCATCAAAGCGATCTGTTTCTTCTATTTGATTTTTTATTTCTAATTTATCTAATTTTTCTTGTGTTAAAGATATTTTTTCATGTAATTCAATAAACTTATCTAATTTTAAAACATTACCTTCTAAGTCATAAGCGTACCTAACAGTTCTTTCATTTGCATGATAAGGTATATTTAAAAAACTACCTGTGTCCCCTCTATCAACTCTTATATAATCTTGTTTAGGAAATATCTCTGCACTTGCAAAACCTAAAGCAGACGCAATAAGTTTTAGTTTTACTCTCATAACCGTTGCAGGCACAAATTCTTTTGTAAATAAAAAAGCATGTGCTCCACCTGATTTTGATCTACAAACCACTATAGGTATATTTTTTTGCTTTAATTTTTGTATAAATTTTTTATGATCAAATGGATATGTATCAATATCTATGCAACCCCACTTACATTTGTTTTCTTTATTTATAGGTACAATTCCTAAAGCAGGATCTTTACCCTCTAAATGCTCTCTCCATAATTTTTTTGTTACAGGATTTGATATAGTAAATGATTTTGTTTTATGTTTACCTTTTTCACTGAACTGATCTGTTTTGACTGTTTGACCATAGGCACTATTTAACCCTTCAAATATATTTATGAATTTTTCTAGTTCAGTCATTTCCACTCTGTAGCGCAGACGGCTATAGTCTCCCACAGCCGTCTACTATTCACACTATTTACCGGCTAAACTAGTGTAAAACTTCTTAGCACGTTCGTATAAAGTAGTGTCCTGTACAGGCCCAACTTTTACGACATTGTAACCATACCATTGATTACCTTTACCAGAATTTAAAACAGTAGTTAGTTTATAAGAGTGGCTAAATGATGGTGGCGTATACGGGCCATTCTTTCCATCAAGAGAAATAGACATCATCATAGAATTCCATTTCCTGCTAATCTTACCTTGAGATGAACTCATGGATATCAAAGCCTGTTCTGCACCTTCATCATCCATCACCAACACATAATGTTGACCAACAGTTAAGATATAATTACCATTTTGTAATCTATCTTTACCAGATCCATCTTTTGTTGTGGAGTCTAAAATATCTGAGCCATCTGGAAATATGTTTTCTGGTCTACCAGATCCTGTTCCAAAATCAGCCCATTCTTGATACTCTAGTTTATAATGGCATGGTATAACACTTACACCATTTGCTCCATCATACAGCCTCTTTGTTACTGTATTTAAAAGCATGCCAGGTTCTGCACCTTCAACATAATTTTGATTACGTTTCTGTGCCTCTCCTGAACCATTCTGCAAAAGCTTCAAGATTGGTAAAGCCAAACTAGTCGTCTTCACATTCTCGAAACCTGACGCAGCATCATCTTCAAACAAAATTGTCGAAGGTAATCCTGCATCTTTTTTTACTGTTACTTGTTTCTCGTCACTCATTTCTATCTCCTTGTGATTTTTGTACTGTTACCCGCGTAAGTTTTAAATAAGTCAGAGGGCATCTCACG